AGGGCCACACCGACGGGCCGGCGGGACGTTGCAGCATCTCAGAAACAAGTTGAGCTAGTTGCTTGACCAAGTCGCGTTTGTAAGCGTAGTCTTTCCATGATGCATCTTCTGTCTTCGGGCAGGGGTGCAACGCAGGACCCGTCACTCCCCCATGTGGCGGGTCCTGTTTGCGGTGAGGGTCAACACTGAACACGTACACGGTGAAGGCCGGCCGGGCGTAAACCTTTCTGGCGCCTGCAATGGACGGACCTGCCCAACACCCGCAACACCCACAACTGAATAACAACTCCATAGCCCGCCGCCCCGCATGAGACCCGGGGATGGCGGGAGGGCTGAACGGTTTATGCAGCAGGACTCCGGATGGTGTCTGAGCTGCCACATCAGGGTTCGATTCCCTGTCAGCCCACGGCGGCCCAAGTGCCGCTCCCATGAGTAAGACCGCCCGGAACCTTCCACTCGGGCAGGCGCCCTCGGCCCGGAGGCGCTCAATAAGTTTCCGGGGACCAGGGTCTCTAGCCCAACGGCAGAGGCGACAGGCTCAAACCCTGCACAGTCCCGGTTCAAATCCGGGGAGACCCACTGACGGTGACCGCCCCCGGCCAACAACCGCAAACGCGGGGTGAGCCAGTAACCGTCCCCCATCCCAGCTCGGCGGCTGGGCGAGACCGCCGAAACGCCGGACCCCGCCACCGTGCACATGTGGCGGGGCCTGGCACCAAAGGCTAGTTGCGTGCGCGTTCGATCTGCTCGACAGTCTTGGCGTCGACGACGTAAACGAACGTGTCGTCAGCTGCAAAGAAGTGCCAATAATCGTTGGCCAGCTGGAACCTCTCGGCTTCAATGGAGAACTCGTCATGCGTGTGCGGGTTGATCTTGAATACAGCCACAGATGTTCCTTTCGTTATTGTGCCTGGTTGCACTGTTCTCCAGCCTGCCAGATGGAACCGACAATTTCTGGGAGTGACAGTGACCGTGGACATGTGGGAAGCAGCTGCCCGCATGTTCGAGCCGGCGGTCACCTACCCGACACCGGGCGCCCTCGCACGGGCCATCGATCCGGCCACAGTGCAGACACCCGCCCTTGATCTGATCGACCAGGCACTCGTTGACGTTGAGGCCGGTCGCATCAACCGGCTCATCATCTCCATGCCCCCGCAGGAGGGGAAGAGCACCCGGGTAACGAAGGTTGGGCCGCTCTGGTTCCTCACCCGCAACCCGGAGCGCCGCATCGCCGTCGTCTCCTACGCGGCCTCGCTGGCGCAGGAGTTCGGCCGGGACATCCGGAAGTTCATCACGGACAACTCCGGTCAGGACGGCACCCTCGACCTCGGCCTCCGCATCGCAGCGGACAACGGAGCCGTGTCCGGGTGGCGGCTCGACGGGCACAAGGGGGGCGTCAAAGCCGTCGGTCTCCGCGGCGGCCTCACCGGCAAACCGGCCGACATCCTGTTCATCGATGACCCGGTGTCGAACCGTGACCAGGCAGAGTCCCCCACGTTCCGTGAGCAGGCCAAGAACTTCTGGCGCTCCGTCGGCTCCACCCGCCTCGCGCCGGGCGCCCCCGTGATCCTCATCCTCACCCGCTGGCATGTCGACGACCTCGCCGGCTACCTCCTGTCCCAGCCGGACAAGGACCGGTGGCGGGTCATCAACATCCCCGCCCAAGCGAACCACGACCCAGACCAGGGCGAGACGGACCCCCTCGGGCGTGAACCCGGCGAGTGGATGAAGTCCGCCCGGAAGAACGAGCTCACAGGCCACATCGGTCGCACCGATGAGGAATGGGAGCAGATCCGGGTCCAGGCAGGGCCCCGCGACTTCTCCGCCCTCTACCAAGGCTCACCGAACCCGGAAACGGGCAACGTGTTCCCCAAGGAATGGGCCCGCTACTCGGAGCCCATGTGGATTGATCAGGGCAACGGCGTCATGCACGTCCCCGGCATCGGCCGGGCTGATCACGAGCTGGTGCAGTCCTGGGACCTCACGTTCAAGGACAAGCCCACCAGCGACTTTGTTGTTGGGCAGGTCTGGTTGCGAGTCGGAACAACCGCCTACCTGCTCGATCAGGTCCGGGCCCGGATGAACTTCAACGCCTCGCTTCAGGCGATCCTCGCCCTCTCGGCCAAGTGGCCGCAGGCTGTGGCGAAGTTCTTGGAGGACAAGGCCAACGGGCCGGCAGCCATCAACTCCTTGCAGAAGCAACTGGTCGGGTTGATCCCGATCGAACCGGAGGGCAGCAAGTACGCCCGCGCCTCCGCCGTGTCCCCGCTGGCGCACGCCGGGAACATCGTCCTCCCGACCGCTGAGCTGCTCCCGAACGTGGAGGAGCTCGTCGAAGAGGCCAAGGCGTTCCCCAACGGCGCCCACGACGACACGATCGACACACTCTCGCAGGCGGTCAATCGGCTCCTCCTCATGCCCCTACTGAACCAGGGCAACATCATCGAACCCGACGTCTACGACGACTACAACGCGCAGGGCTGGTCAATCAGCCCGGTCTAGGAGGCCAATGTGGGCATGTTCCGCCAGCTATTCGGCCTTCAGGAGGCTGCCACGGCATCTGAGGTCAAGGTGTACGAGGGCCAAGTCGCGACTCTGGAGTACAGGCTCGAAGAGTCCCTCGGTCAACTGCAGCTCGCCCGCGAAAACCAGGGCTGGCAGAAGATCACCGAGCAGTACGAGCAGGAATTCACCCGCGAAGGGCTCAGGACCAACGCGCAGCAGGGCCGGATCTTCGGTATCGCCAATCCCATCATCAAACGGGGCCGGGAAGTCCGCCATGCGTACGTGTGGGGCCAGGGCGTGACCATCGCCGCCGTGGACCAGGACGTGAACGACGTCGTCCAAGCCTTCATCGATGACGAGGGCAACCGGGAGTCGTTCTACGGGGCGCAGGCACGGCAGCAGTACGAAGGCTGCCTGTTCGACGAGGGCAACTTCTTCCTCGCCCACTTCACCAACCCACTGACCGGCCGGGTGAAGGTCCGCACACTCCCGTTTGCCGAGATGTCCGACGTGATCACCGCCCCCGGGGACAAGGCCACCCCGTGGTTCTACCTCCGCGAATGGGTGGAGGTCGGCGCGGACGGTAAAGACGTCCAGATGAAGGCCTACTACCCGGCTCTCAAGTACCAGCCGCGCATGAAGACCCTGCGGATCAGTGGGATCGACGTCCAGTGGGACGCGCCCGTCCGGCACGTGAAGGTCAACGCCGGGCAGGGCTGGAAGTTCGGCATCGGCGACTCCTACGCCGCGATCCCTTGGGCGCTTTCGCACAAGGGGTTCCTTGAGGACTGGGCGCTGCTGATGAAGGCGCTCGCGAAGATCGCTTTCGTCACGTCTTCCAAGACCGCAGGCGTCTCCCAATCCAAGCGGGCGCAGATCCAAGCCCTCGGGCAGGTCCCTGCCGGCTCCTCGGTGTCCATGTCGGATGACCAGAAAATCGAGGCGATGCCCAAGTCGGGCGCGACCCTCGACTCTGAATCGTCCCGGCCGCTGGCCACCATGGCCGCCTCCGCGATGGGCATCCCCGTCACCATAGCCCTGGCTGATCCCGGGCAGACCGGTGCTCGCGCCACGGCCGAGACACTCGACCTGCCCACTCGGTTGATTATGCAGGCCCGGCAGCAGCTCCACACCGAGGTCTACCGGGACTCCATCGGCTACGCCGTGGAACAGGCTGTTATCGCGCCGCAGGGCCCGCTCCGGAAGCTCGGAACAGCCGTCCGGGACGAGGACAGACTCATGGTCAGGTACAACGACCCGGCCGCCGCCTCCATTGAGGTGTCATGGCCGTCGCTGGACGAGGTCGATGTGCAGGTACTTATGGACGCGATCATCGCCGCCGAGGGCATGCCTGACACGCCCAAGCTGCCCCTCGTGAAGCTCGCCCTCCAGATCCTCAAGATCCCGGACGTGGACGAGTGGATCGACAAGATCACCGACGACGACGGGAACCTCATCGACTCCGGCGTCACCGCGGGCGACGTGGCGGCGAAAGCCTTCCGCGACGGCCAAGACCCCGCGGCGGCGCTGAAGTGATCCGATGGCTGCTCGGGCTTCCCCCGCACAACCCAAGAAGCGGTGGATGTCGATGGTTCCGTGGCAGCTTCGACACCTTGAGCGAGACATGCAGCGTATGTGAGTAGGAGGCACGGATGGCGGTCACTGCTGAGACTCTGCGCATTGTTAACCGCCTCCGCCACGACCTGACCGTCATGACCGACGCCCAAACCCTCGCCCTCACCCGGGCGTGGGTAGAGGCCTGGGATGTGCTCGCCCCCGAGTTTCAGGCCGCCGTCGTGGAGCTCATGGCCGGCGCCGTGGACGGGAAGATCAGCCGGGCCGCCGTGGCCCGCAACATCCGGATGCGAGACGCGCTCCAGACGGCACGGACCATGCTGGACGAGCTAGCATCGCTGACTCAGGTCACTGTGTCGAACGACGTCGGGCAGGCTGTCCTTGACGCCCTGGACGGGCACGCGGCCCTCATCGGCTCGCAGCTACCGCCGAACGCGGCAAGCGCCGGCGTCTCGTTCACCAGGATGTCCCCAGACGCGCTGACCGCCATCGTGGAGCGCACCACGAAACGGATCCACTCCGACACGAAGCCGATACCGGCCGACGTCGAACGCATCATGAAACGGCAACTCGTCCGTGGCATCGCCGTGGGCGACAACCCGCGGGCCACGGCCCGGCGCATCATGAAGGAAACCGAGGGCCGGTTCAACGGCGGCCTCACCCGGGCGCTCACCATCGCCCGCACAGAGACGCTCGACGCACATCGGGCCGCCACGAAGGCATCGGAGAAGGCCAACAAGACCATCCTCGAAGAGTGGGAGTGGCATGCGGCGCTCACTGCCCGCACCTGCCCGTCCTGCTGGGCCAAGCACGGCACCCGGCACCCGCTGGACGAGGACGGCCCCAACGACCACCAGAACGGCCGCTGCGCCCGCGTCACGATCACCAAGTCTTGGGCGGATTTCGGGTTCGACATCGAGGAACCACCCTCGCTCACCAAGAACGCCGAGGCCGTGTTCAACGACCTCACCCCAGCCACGCAGCGGGACATCATGGGCGCCCAGCGCCTCGAGCTGCTGCAGTCGGGCAAGGTGTCGTGGGCTGACCTGTCCAGCGTGAAGCAGACAGATGGTTGGCGGGACTCGAACGTCGTCACCCCGGTGAAGGACTTGCTCGCCAAAGTTGCCTAGTCGGACAGGCCCGGTTCGAACTGCACGGCCCCGCACCACCGGCACTTCACCTCAAGGGACGCGCCAGTCCCCCGCAGATGGATGTGGCTGGCCTTCCACTCGTGCCCGGGGCATTCCCCAGGCACGCCCGCGTTGTCGTTCCGGTCGTCAAGGCCCACGCCCCCATCATAGGAGCCCAATGTCCCAGACGCCCAGCATCGGCCGGATCGTGCACTTCCAGCACCCAGCACAGGCTGGCGGCCCCATCGCCGCGATCATCACGTCAGTCCTCGAAGACGACGTGGTGCTCCTTACCGCGTTCATGCCCTCTCAGTTGCCCGGATACGTGGTCAAACCAGTGCCGTTCGCTGAAACCCCAACGCCGGGCCACTGGTCCTGGCCCCCACGCATCTAAGGAGGCTGTCAATGGCCAAGCTCATTCACGAGGCAGGCAAGCTGACCAGCGCCGACGCCGCAACCGGAAGCCTCATGATCACCCTGATCACGCCCGGCTGGGGATCCAGCGGCTACTACTCGGCGGAGATGCTGGAGCAGGCTGCGGCAGACCGGGTGTTCGCCAAGGGCACGCAGATGCACATCGACCATCTGTCCATTACGGAGCGCCGGGAAAAGCCCGCCGGTTCGCTGCTCACGCTCGCTTCGGTCCTCACCGAAGACGCCGTGTGGGAGCCCGACTACGTCGACGAGGAAACCGGGGACCCTGGACGGCTGGCGGCCCCCGCGCTGCTCGGCTCCCGCTACCGCGATGTCATTACCGAGTTCAAGGACTACATCGGGACCTCGATCTCGGCCGGTGCGGACGTGACTATCGGCGAGGCCGAGGGCCGCAAGGGCACCATCGTGGAGAAGCTCTACGCCGACCCGCTGAACCGGGTGGATTTCGTCACCGTCGCAGGCCGGGGCGGGAAGGTCGACAAGGTCCTCGAATCCATCGCCGGCCGCGTGGTCGAGGCTACCGCGAACGATGTCCGCGAAGCGATCAGCACAGCAGTACGGGACGCCTACCAAGACGACGGCGTGTGGGTATGGGTCCTCGACTACGACGACGCGAACGTCTGGTTCGCCCAGGAAGGCTCCAGCGAAGCGAAGACCTGGCAACAGGCCTACACCATCAACGAAGTCACGGTCGAACTCACCGGGGACCTGATCGAGGTCCGCCGAGTCACCAACTACGTCCCAATCACTCCCGCTACGGAGTCCAAAGATTCCCCATCCGCTCCGGCTGGGGTTACCGAAAATGAAAAGGAGCCAATCGTGGCCACCATTCAGATCGAGGAAAGCGTCCACGCTGACCTCATCGCAAAGTCCAGCCGGACCACCGCGCTGGAAGCAGAAGTATCCACCGCCAACGACCGCGCCACCGCGGCCGAGGCTGGCCTGACCGAGGCCAACGACGCGGCAGCAGCCGCCGTCGTGGAAGCCGCCTTCAGCACCGCCGGCATCACCGCCCCCAAAACGGCCGCACGGCTGTCCAAGGGCTACCCAGTCAAGGAGAACGGCGTCCTCAACACTGAGGCGCTGGCCGCCGACGTGGCCGAATCCATCGCGGAACTGCAGGTAGCCAACGGCGCCGGCACCGTTCGAGGGGTTGGCCACACGGACGCCACCGAGTCCAAGACCATCAGTGACGACGACGTCGTCAACGCACTCTAAGGGGCATGAACCATGGCTAAGAACCAGCGTTACACGCACAACCGCCACATCGCCCTGACCGCCGACAAGGCAGTCGAATCCGGCGCCCCGGTCAAGATCGGCCAGTACGTCGGTGTCGCCCAGACTAAGGCGGCCGTCGGCGAAAAGGTCACAGTCTGGCTGGACGGCTCCTACGACGTGACCGTCTCCGGGGCAGTCTCTGAGGCCGGGATCGTCTACATCAAGGCATCCGACAACACCCTCACGGCTACCGCTACGGGCAACTACCCGTTCGGTGTCGCCAACGCTGCCAAGGCCACCGGCTCCGGCGTCGTCGAGGTCGCACCGTTCGGCAAGATCACCACCACCGCCGCCCTGGCATAAGGAGAATGACAATGGATATTTTCGAAAGCAAGGGGTGGCGGAAAGCCCCGACTCGCGACGAGCGGGTCTTCGAAGCCGCCAAGTTCTTCGGTCAGGGCCGCTCCGGCGGCGCCATTGCCCAGGCGGAGGTCGCGGAAGCGTTCTCCACCTCGGACTTCCCAGTTCTGCTCGGTGCAGCCTTCACCAAGAAGGCTGTGGCCGCGCAGAAGGCGGCCGTGGACGAGTTCGAGCCGGTGCTCACGCACACGACGGCCCCGGACTTCGAGCGTCACAAGCTCGTGGACCTGTGGGGCGGCGACGAGTTCGAACGCGTCCGTGAGGGCGAAGAGTACAAGGGTGGCACTCTCAACGAGACCGACCTGACGCACGGGACCGGTAAGTACGGCAAGTCCTACGGCCTGACCTTCGAGTTGCGCCTCCGTCGGCTGTTCACCGATCTGGCGAACTTCCCCAGCCTGCTGGGCTCAGGGGCTGTGAAGGCCAAGAACACGGCCGTGGCCGAGCTGCTGGTCGACGCCAACGCGTGGGACCCGGCGTTCTTCGGAACGGTCGCCAA